GAGGTGGAATCAATCACCAAGAATTTACCAGAAAAAATATCGCGTGAAGATTTCGGACGCGGCGGAACAGAAAATTTAGTAGCACAGGTAGAGCCCCGCAATACCCCGTTTAAGTCATTAGAGCAGTTAGAACGTGCCATTAAAGCCTATAACCGATCCGTTAAAAATAGTCCTAAAACTGACGAAGCCTTAACTAGACAAAATAGGGGTTATATAGAATCAGCTATTAATCGTTTAAGCGATGAGGGCTATTTAACGGAAGAATTAGCGGAATTACTCAACAACTTAAATGATGACCAGATTTATTACCTTTATCTCTACACAGACTTTGATAGCTTAACCTCCGTATATCGTTATGAACGAGATTACGACAAAGGCCATTCGGGGGTTGCCGAAGCAACCAAAGCCGATAACTACGATAATATATGGTCAATACTTAATATCGTAAAGAATATATAGAGCTATGGACTACGCAGAGTATGCAGCCGATTTTGAAACTAATACTACAGAAGAGGGAGTGGCTAAAAACCCTGTTTGGGCGTGGGGCGTGTGCCTGGTAGGTGATATCAATACTTTTACTTATGGTCTAGCAATCGAAAGTTTTATAGATACGATCTTAAATTTTAATAAAGCGCGCATATGGTTTCACAATTTGGCTTTTGATGGAAAATTTATACTTGATTATTTGTTAAGGCATGGTTTTAAGCATGTTGAACAGATAAACGATAACTTGCAATTATCAACGGTTATTGATGACATGGGGCGCTTCTACTCAATAAAGTTTCGCGCAATGGATAAAGAAATAGTTTTTGCCGATAGCCTTAAAAAGGTAACTATGAGCCTGGCGGAAGCCGCTAATACTTACCATATCGGGATGTCCAAAGGCGAAATAGAATACAGCATATATAGGCCGCCGGGTCACGAGTTGACTATGCAAGAATTGGACTACTTGCGCCGCGATGTTTGCATACTTGCTCAAGTGCTAGAGCAACGTTTAAAAATGGGTACGAAGCTCACCACCTCTGCAGACTGTTTAGCCGCGTATAAAGACTTAATAGAACGCAAGAAGTTCGATAAACTATTCCCAATGCTACCAAAACGAGCGGACCACGATATAAGAAAATCGTATAAGGGCGGCTACGTTTACGTTAATCCAATACACCAAAACAAGACTTACATTAAAGACGGTGTGTCGTTAGATGTTAACAGCATGTACCCTTACCAGATGCGCTATAAGTCATATCCCTATGGCTTGCCTGAATTTGTCATGGATGAGAAAGAATTAGACGGCCTTTATGTTGCTTGTATTGAGTATACAGCCAAATTAAAGCCTGGTTGTTTGCCCTGTATACAGATTAAAGATAATCCCCTCTTTAATCCTCGCGAATATCAGCGAGAAATTAAAGAACCATTGATAGGATGGTTTACAAGTGTTGACTTGAAACTTATTCAAGGCATGTATGAGTTAAACACAATCGACTTTTTGGGTGCGTATAAGTTTAATAGTCAGTACGGACTGTTTGATGATTATATAGACATCAATAACTACAATAAAACACATGCAACCAATCCAGGGGAACGGTTTCAAGCGAAATTGCGCAACAATTCGCTTTATGGAAAGTTTGGGCAAAAGATACAGGGTGAAAAGAAAATACCCGTTTTACAAGACGATACGGTTCATTATAAGCTGGTAGACGGTGACGACCGCGATCCCGTTTATATTCCTATTGCAACATTTGTTACCGCTTATGCGCGCGATTATCTCATTAGAACGGCGGTAAAGTTTGGGGATAATTATATTTACAGCGACACTGACAGTATTAAAGCTTTCGGCGATGTTCCCGACTGGTTAGAAACCGATCCAAAGAAGCTCGGATATTTCGATTGCGAATACCGATTTAAGAAGTGTCGTTTTATTCGTCCGAAAACATACGCCGTGCAACTTGATAGCGGCGAGTATTCCTATACCTGTGCAGGAATGCCGCAGGGGTTAAAAGACGTTATGAGCTTTGATGATTTTAAAATCGGGTTTACTAATGATCTTAAACTCATAAAAGATATTAATAGTTTCAATAAAAAATACTTATCGAAAGATTGTTATAAATTGGTGCCTAAGTTAGTAAAAGGCGGCGTTATACTTGAGGAAAGACCGTTTACCATAAGGGGGTAATTATGCAAATTGAATTATATGCGGCCTTAGTTGTGATGCTCTTTATAATTCTCGATTTTGTTTCAGGAATTATTAAAGCAGTCATCAAAAGCGAGTTATCAAGTACCAAGATGCGTGAAGGCTTGATGCATAAGTTGGGTTTCCTTCTCGCGCTATTGCTGGGCTGGATGTGTGAGTGGGCAATGCCTATTTTGGGGTTGCCTGATGTTTTCGGCGCGGTATATATGGCTGTGGCTGTTTATATTTCGTGCACCGAAATAGTAAGCATTTTGGAAAATTTAGGCGAAATAAATCCCGAACTTAAAACAAGTAAATTTTTGTCGCTATTTGGCGAAAATACTACCGATAATAAGGAGTAATAAAAAATGAGTGTAACCATTATTGAAACAAATCTTTCTTTTAAGGCAATGAGTAACCGTTCACGCACCACTCGAATTATCCTGCACCATGCCGCAGCCAAGAGTTGCACGGCGGAGCAGATCCATCAATGGCACTTAAACAATGGCTGGTCTGGCGCTGGTTATCATTTCCTAGTGCGTAAAAATGGAAACATTTACCGCTTGCGCCCCGAAAACAAGATAGGCGCTCACGCGTCAGGTTCTAATTCTGATTCGCTCGGCGTATGCTTCGAGGGTGACTTTATGGTAGAAACTATGGGTGAAACACAGCGAAATGCAGGAGCCGAATTGGTAAGCTATCTTAAAAGCAAGTACGGAATTAGTAAGGTTCAACGTCACAAAGACGTATGTGCAACTGATTGTCCAGGTACCAATTTCCCGTTTAACGAGATAGCAAACGGCGGTTCGTCAACTTCTGCCACTACATCGGGCGGTTCTGGTGCTCTGAGTGTTGACGGTTGGATTGGAGTAAACACCAACAAAAAGGCACAACGTTATTTCGGAACGCCTGTAGATGGTGTTATGTCCAATCAGGATCCGCGCCAAAAACGCTATTACCCGCGCATTGATTCGCGAGCAATCAACTATAACGGCGGTAATGGCTCTAATTTGGTTGGGGCTATGCAGAGGTTATTTGGCGTAAAAGATGATGGGTTCATGGGAATAAATACCGTAAAGGCTATGCAACGATTTTTGGGTGTAACGGTCGATGGTATTCTAGGACAGAATACCGCGAGCGCTTGGCAGCGTTGGTTGAATGATAACGCCTAAAATGGTACTATTGCTTATACAGATAGTGCCGCCGCTTATTAGTAGTATGTAAGTATCATCAATCGACAAAGTCTTACGGCTATATTGGTGATATAGTCCCTTGTCCCTGACTCAACGCTATAACGGTACGGTCTATCTGTAAAAATATGGGCTATTGGTATATAATTATTACCAATAGCCCTTTTATTTTTAGGAGGTAAAACAGGTGGATATTTTCGAGCTGTTAGCTGGAATCACAGAAGAGATTGAAGATTATCCAGCGTATCTATCCAATATCAATGATGCATTTACGTCATATAATGACGGTCAGGTAGCATTGATCGAGCAGCACAATCAAGAGATTGAAGAATTGCGCCGCGAAAACACCGAGCTTAAAGCCAAAAATTACGAACTAATCATGGCTGAAACGGGTAAATCAGAGGAAGAGGACAACGCACCAGAAGAAGAAGATGAAATGTCTATCGAAGATAAAGTAAAAGAAAATCTATTGAAGGAGGACTAATGGCGGCCACATTAACCCTAAGCAACGCCGAAGTGCTTAACATGGTACGTAGTGAAGCGTCGGCGAGCTATCAGGAACGAATCCCTGCCGCAACGCGCGGAAATATTGCACGTATTTTCGAGACGTTGAACGCGTATAGCCCAATTATGAATGAGTTTTGTGACTTGCTGGTAAATCGTATTGGATTAACAGTTTTTCAGACTAACTCATTCCATAATTCACTAGCACCATTGAAGCGTGGAGAACAGCGGTTCGGCGGAGTTATTCAGGAAATTCAAACTGGGCTTATTAAGGCCGAACGTTACGACCCTAACAACACTAACCCATTCGGAGCACCGAAGCCCGATATTGAAGTAAATTACTACACGATGAACCGCCAAGATGTTTACCCTATGCGCTACAATCGCGATCAGTTGCGCCAGGCTTTCGACAACGACGGCGGCTTATCATCCATGATTAACGATATTCTGGCGACGCCGCTTAAGTCCGATCAGTGGGACGAATATTTGCTTATGCGTGGTCTTATCAAGGGCGCGCACGATGCTTGGACGATGCCAACGGTAAAGGTACCTAACATTGCAACTGCAAGTGATAAAGAAGCGGCAGGCAAGGAAATAGCGGTTGCTATGCGTGAACATTATTTAATGATGCGCGACTTTATCAAAACCCAATACAATCCAAAGCATATGCCGGTATCAAGTGACGAGTTGGTAGTCTTGGGCACTCCTGCTTTCTTCGCATACTTTGATGTAGAAGTTTTGGCGGCTGCTTTCCATATGGATAAGGCGAACTTTATCGCTGATCGTACTATTGTAGTAGACGATTTCGACATTGTAGGAACCCAAGCGGTGCTCATTGATGCAAGCGCCTATCTTTGCGCTGATAATTTGGTTGCAAACGATACTATTTATAATCCCCGTACTCGCGACTGGATCAGCTATTTACATCACTGGGGAACTTATGCGCTGTCTAATATGCGTAATATGCTTTTGTTCTCATCAACGGAAGAAGATAATCTTGGCACTGTTACCGCTAAGACTGTTACCAGTGTAAAACTTGCCCTTACTCAAACCGTACCTAATAATGCCGTTTTGGAAGCAGGAGCGGAAATTGAACTTACTCCTGAAGTAACGTATAGCGACACTTCAACTGACGAAGCGGTATTTTATTTGATAACTGATCTAAGCGCGACCGTCCCCGCCGATACCCACGCGCCTGCACCTAACGTTATTAGCCCTGATAGTGGCACGTATGTAGACGATCAGAATGTATTGCATGTATCACGCAATAGCACGTATGAAACTCTTAACATTACGGCTTATGCAGCAGCTAATAATACCAAGCTGGCAAATCTTAAATTGCACAAAGTAGGCTATTCAGCGAGTTAAAAATTAAAGGAGGACAAATTGAAAACTTCTTTTACTCCCTCCTCATGGCCTGCTCAATCCCGTGTCACGCTTTGCCGCGTGACATGGGATTCTTCTTATAAAGACGTGGTATCTTTTGCAGACCGTGAAACGAGGGATAACTATTTCACATCATTAACTAGTGATTCGTTGACACTCGATAATTACTCATACTTAAAACCGAATGAGCCTATTAATTTAGGACTTCCCTATAGCGCGGCTTATACTTATAACTATTGTGTGGTTGAAAACCCTGAACAGCCCGTGCCTGGAGAGTTAACACCTCCTAAGCTGTATTACTTTATAACGTCTGTTGCAATGGTTAATCCATCCACTACGGCAATCACGCTACAATTGGACGTTTTCCAGACATATTTATTTAACTTTAGAATTAGTCAAGCGTTTGTTGTGCGTGGACACGCTGCTATACAGGCAAGTTGTAACGTTGCAAACAGTAACGCACCCTACACATGGCGGCGCTATTGTTCCGTGCCTGAATCATTGGATATTGGCAATGAATACAATATAACGGATGTGCAAGTTCTTAATTTATCGGTTAATCGATCAGAAGAAGCGGAGGATAGAAACGGGTTATCTCTTATTGTGCAATCTACGGGCGATCTTGCAGCCGATTGGGGCACTGTTACTAATCCTTCGTTTAGAACGTCAGATGGCCAGTTTACCGATGGTATTATTTCCTCGTGCAACGTGTATGAACTAAGGCCAGACAATTATAAGATATTGTGTGAAAGATTACGCGAGGCTCCCTGGGTAGCCCGTACTATTTTATCGGTTACACTCTTTCCTAAAGCATTTCTCACCGATGGGCCAGACGTGCAATTAAACGGCGTGAATGCTCGATTTTTAGGCACAACGCCCGACGAGGGGGAATTTTGGACTGATAGGCAATCACTAGCTAACAGACTAGGACAATCCATAAGCTACCGTTATAGAAACTTAAAAAAGTTGTTATGCTACCCCTATTCTGCAATTGAACTAACCAACTTCACGGGAAGCCCTTTATTGTTAAAGCCAGAATTAACTAATGAAAACGCACTAGCCTTGCGACAAGTTGCATGCGCCGCCCCTCCTTATATGCGTCTTGCTTTCTATGTGCCGTATTATGGTAGTGACGTAGGCGTAAATGGTAATTTACCGGCAGACGAAGATTATTATTATTTTGTTTTGGACGATGGCGAGCCTAGACGAGAGGGCACCTATCGACCAGAAAACTATATAGACAATGCGTTATGGTTCAATAACTTGCCTACTTTTAGCATCGTGAATGATAATTACATACTTTATCAGGCAACGACCGTCAATACACGTAATTGGCAATATAGCGGCGCGGGTTGGACGCTTAATAAATCTAATGCGCAAACTCAACTTACCTATAGCCAGGCTCAACAGCAATTAGCCAATAATCAGGCAAACATGGACGTTCAGAATGCAAGCAGAATTGCAAATGCTGCACTGGGTACCGTGGGCAATCTCACGGGCGGCAATGTAGGCGGCGCGGTTATGGGACTGGTCGGCGCGGGGGTCGATTATTGGGCGGCTAATGAGCAGTTCAACAATAACCAGGCGCTACAGTCAGGCTTTGCAACTCAAAACGCCGATCTTGCACAATGGGCAGCGCAAGGAGATTACCAGAACACAATCGCAGGAATTAACGCAACCGTGCAAGACATGGCACTATCACAGCCAAGCGTTATCGGTCAGCAGGGCGGTGACGGTTTTAATCTGTGTAACGGCATTTTTGAAATTGCTATTCGTTTTAAAAATATCAATAGCAACATGCAGCATGTAGTAGGTGAGTATTTCCTTCGCTATGGATACGCGATACACGAGTTTATGGCTTTACCTGATAATCTTAACTGCATGGAAAACTTTACCTATTGGCAATGCAAAGAAGTTTATCTTACCTGTTCGCGAGCCGATGAAGGCGCTAAAGAAACTTTACGTGGTATCTTCGAAAAAGGCGTTACGGTGTGGAGTGACGCCACGAAAATTGGTAAAATAGATATTGCAGATAACGAACCGTTAGGGGGTGTATTGTATGACTAAGCAACTTAAACCTGGGGAGTACCCCGCCGACTATCCTATTCCGCTATCTGATATGGCAATAGGCCGAAACTGGATCCGCGAAAAGTATTCCAATAAGTACGAATACTACGATAATCAGGCCTTTATGTTTTGGGAAGACTATTTGTCTAACATTGCCCTAGCTGCTTTTAAGTGGGAAAACTTACCAGCGGGAATCGACCCCCGTGCGCTTGAGTTTATCTTTCTGAATTGGGGAATGGGCGGCCTGTTTCAGGAAAGCGGCGGCTTTCTGTTTGCACAGTGCACGCCTGTAGATACGTATAACTTATATTACAATCCTAACGAAGTAACCCTAGTTAGTCCTGCGGGGCGTACTTGGATTAGGCATAACCAGCCCTGGGGAATCGCAGGAGAAGGCCAAGATATTACTTACCGCCCTCGCGATTGTGTAGTAGGTTTCGACAATATGAGACGTACCCCCCTAAACTCACATATTAAGTATTTCGCCCGCCGTTTGGCAACGTATGACGCTATAGCGGATTTGAACACAGGAGCGCAACGCACGCCCTACATTATCCGGACAAGCGAACAGGCGTTAAAGTCAAACCAGGAGTTATACTCAAAACTTGAGTGTAATGACCAGGTTTTATATTTGAATGACGCGCCAGGAACAGGAACCCCTGAAGTTATGCAGACACAAGCGCCCTACATTGCAGAAGATATTTTCAATAATCAGAAGAAAATTCTTGATCTCGCTATGACAATTTTTGGTGCGGATAACTCAAACACTGAAAAGCGTGAGAGGGTGCAGACTAAGGAAGCAATGAGCAATAATGAACAGATTATGCTCTTGCGTCGATCTCGTTTGATGTGTCGCGAGCGCTTCTGTGAAGAAGTAAATCGTACCTTTGAGTTAGAAAAGCCTATTAGCGTTTCGTGGGCAGTGCCACATATGGCAGAACCAGACGATGCACGTTACCCGACCTTAACAGGCAATGAAGGATGGATATAAAATGTTGGTAGCTGGAAGCTATGAAAATTATTACGATACGCCAGACGTTGACAGTCTTATTCGATTATACGGTTGCGACTTAGGCATGAAAGATTATCCAATCTGGGATGAAAGCAAGCGCGAATGGTTGAATGAAAAAATCATCAACCATTTTCGCTATCGAAAAATTAGCGCTCAAACGTCAACGCAATTTATTTTTTATTTAAATCGCGCGTTAGAGGAAAACATGCCTTCTATTAATCCCGTGTTTGTCTCACTTGAAAAAGCCGCACAAGATAAAAGTTGGCTATCTTACATGACGGGCGATAAATCTAGCACCACTAACAATGCGGGAAGCGAGAACGAACAGATTTTTTCTAACACTCCGCAAAATCGCTTGTATGAGGACGGTGGAGAAAATTACGCCACTAACATTACCCAATCGACAGGTACCAATACCAATAATGCAACGACCGAATCAACGCATTATGGTATTAATAACATGGTTTCAACCGCTTTGAGTGAGTGGCTATCAGGCGTGAATAACGCCTTGCAAATAGTTTTTGGAATTTTGGAGCCTTGTTTTATACAGGTATATTAGTAAAGGAGTTGATACCTTATGGCTACGACTAATTACAACTTACCCACTCTAGACGCAAACGCTAAGATGGACTTAGTAACACAATTAAACGCGCTAGCAAACGCTGTTGACGTTGCACTAAAAAGTGTCGATGATAAAATTCAAAAACCTGCTAGCATGCAAACCATTACGACATGGGATCAGCTTAAGAATTACGGCGCATATGCACCGACTACAAAATTGAAGGAGTAACTTATGGCAATGTTAAAATACCCTGCCGACTTTGATTTTGCCTATCAAGGATACCAGTATCCACTTCCACCAAGTTGGAAGTATGCAATTAGGCTTGAGGATCAGATACAATGGCTTTTGCAAGCGATTCTAAAAATCAACGATGAGGCAGTATCACAATCCATTCTTGATGCAGGGCTTGCTGATAACTTAGAGCAGGCTAAAGCGTATACTGATACGTTGTACAATGTTTTGAAAAATCAAATAGCGGAAAATTACGAAGACTTAGACGATCGTATTACTAACATATACGCGGGTATTAGTAAGTGGCTTTCACCCGTTGCGGATGGTAATAAGCGATACGCCCCCTATATTAACAAACAGCTGTTTAACGCGGGGCGACCATACGCAGCAACGTATGCAGAATTTACAACGAAGTATGGCGAAATGACCTATTCACAAGTTACTACAGCCTTGCATGATTGGACACTATACCAGCTTGCAATCTATTCGGCGGTATTGCTTGACCTTGTTACTTTCGGCAACTTTGAGCAAGTATTAGCACGGTGCAAGCCATACCCGATTGATGATACAATGTATACACCGTCAACCCCAAAGACTATTCACGCTTGGGATGACTTAAAGAAGTACGGCGCACTTGCATATATAGAGGAGGATTAATAAACATGGCTACGAATAACTATTCACTGCCAACGCTTGAGAGTACGGCACTTTTTGACCTGGTAACTGACTATAATGCGCTTGCAAATGCAACCGACGCGGCGCTTGCAAGTGTGGCGGGGCTTATCCCTACAGAAACCATCACAGAGATGCGAGGTCAAATTAGCGCCTTGCAGACCCTGACTGGTTCGCAGAACACACAGATTACTACTTTGCAATCGCAGATGACCACGGCTAATGGTAACATTTCCACATTGCAATCTGGGCTAGTAACCGCAAATAAGAATATAGGCACGTTGCAAACAGGTTTGCAAGAGGCTGATACAGCAATTCAAGCACTACGAACGATGATGTCCCCTATAATTCTGCTATCTGGGCTAAGTGTATCTAATGGTAACGGTTCGGTAATCGGTAATGTTTTTTGCAATCCAGCAGCGAAAATATTAATTTTTAGTATGACCGCAAGTGTCACACATAATTTTACCAATGGCAGCAGTCCTAGATTTACACCATTTTCGGAGGTTTTGCCACCCCAGTATCGACCGACGCAAAACAAACGTATTTTTGTGGGAGATGCTATGAGCGGAACCGCCGCGTGTAATCTTCAATTAGATATTGACGCCAAAACCGGAGCCATTACGCCGAACTTTGGCGGAATTAATAACGTGCAAGGATTCGCAATAAACGGAAACGCTGTTCTAATGTATGCTATCCCGGCAGATGCTAATAACTCATAAGGAATTGTTAAATGCCTGATACACGCACCATATGCTATTATGCCATGTATGTAATTGGAGAGGTCGAAAGTAATTGGAACTGGCAATCAGTTAATTATAACGACCCGATTACTATTGGTATGATGCAGTGGTATGGTACGCGCGCCGCTGCACTGCTGAACCGTATGCAAACAGAGAGACCTACCGATTTTGAAATGCTAGCGGATAGCCTGAAGAATTCGCTTTCGTCAAATGCCCAGAATAGCAGTTATTGGAATGCACGATACTTAAACCAGGGGGAGGGAGAAAGTGTTTCAAACGCTTTCGCCTCGACCGAATCGCATATAGTGCAGGAAAACCAAGCCATAACCGATTTCGAGGGGTATATATCGACATTGGAGGGGTGGGGGTTATCACAGGATAACCCCAAACCCTTGATTTTTGTTATGAGCATGTATCACCAAAGCCCCGCCCGTGCGGGCGATGTCGTGGCAACCGCTGGGGGTAGCGCTACCCTTGAAAGAATTTATCAAGTCTGTTTAAACAACGGCGTATTAGGACAATATCGAAACCGCTACACTACCGTTTACAATCGCTTAAACGAGTGGGACGGTGAGAGCATGCCGCCCGATTTTGGACAAAACGGCGGCGCTGGGACGGGCGAGGGTGGCGAGAATAGTGGAACGCAAGAATTAGCGAATGTTATATCTCATATAACACTTTATAATAATACCCTCACAATATATGGTACCGACGGCCTAGAAAACGGGCTTGTATGTGTACCTGTTTCCCCTCAAACGTGGAAGCCTGCACTTAATAACACTGGCGAAGCTATTACAGGCGGAAACACGGGAGGCGGTAGCGCTACAGGAACAGAAGCCCAACAACAACTTGTTGAATTTGCAAAAAGTTGTTTAGGTAAATTTCAATATAGTCAGGGCGCGGGGCGGCTATCACCTGAAACGTCAGGTTATACCGACTGTAGCGGTTTTTGCTGGTATTGTTACCAAAAAGTTTGTGGGCTCGAGATTGGCACCTGGACAGGCGCACAAGCAGAACAAGGGCAACAGATAGCAACAGGAAGCGGTGGCAATCTGCCAGAAGATAAAATGCAGCCCGCCGATCTCATTATATTTGGCTATGGGTCTAATACCACACACGTTGAAATGTATATAGGCAATAACCAGTGCATCGGTCATGGATCGGGTCAGGGTCCTAAATTGCGAGAAGATGCTAATGCATATTGTGCAGGTAATTACAACTGGAATAGCTGGCAAGTAAGACGGTATATTAATATATAGGTGTGGAGGTATGGCTAGGTATGGCGAAATATTGGAACATAAATAAGGCACTATCATACAATGCAAATATTGTAATGGTTGCTGGTGCCCGTTCAATCGGTAAAACGTATACCACGTTAAAACATTGTGTTAAACGATTCATTAAACACGGTGAAGAATGCGCCTACATTCGCCGTTATGAGCCTGAATTGCGAGCGGTTAAAAAGTATGTCTTTTCGGACGTTGCGACCGATAAAGAGTTTAAGGACTACGTTTTTAGGCTGGTGGGGTCTGAATATCAGATAGCAAAGCGGCCAAAAGATAATGAAAAGCCAGAGTGGCGAACTTTTTGTTATCTCTTGATAGCTTCCCGTTATCAAGATTATAAGGGTGTATCGTTTCCAAAAGTGAAGTATATCATTTGGGATGAGTATTTAAGAGAGAATAATCGACCACCTGGTTATTTGGTTGATGAGGTAGGGGTTATATTGTCGCTTCTTATTACAATCTCACGTAAAAGACGAGATGTTACGTTTTTCTTGCTTACTAACTCTTGTAATATCGTAAACCCATTGTTTTGGTTTTTACATATTAGCAATGAACTTAAAAAGGGATATACTCAATATAAGTTAGGCACTACAAAAGATGGTATCGATATTATTTTATTGATTGATTATGTGCCCCCTGAGATCTTTAAAGATGAATCGCTGAATACAATCGGAGGTGCCATTGCTGATGGTACTAAGTACGGCGATTATATTACGGACAATAAATTTACTAACGCGACCGATAAATTCATAGCCAAAAAGCCTTCTACTGCTAAGTATAGGTACGGTTTTAAGTTTAACGATTATGTGTTCGCTTGCTGGTATGATGACAGTAGTTTCATTTACTTTATTAATGATAAAGTGCCAGCTGACAAACAAGTAATTGCGTTAACGATTGATGATTACGACCTCAATATGATAGCGCTTGAAAATTCGCGCGAATTTATACGCACATTGAAAAGATTATACTTAAACGGGGTAGTACGGTTTGAGAGCCCTGTTTTACGTGAGAATTATTTTAAGATGTGTAAGTTGCTTAACTTAAGATAAAGAAAGCGCCTTATTCGGCGCTTTCCTCTTTGTCTGTTTCTATGTTTTCAATTAGATAGTTAATTGCGATCAATAAAGCTTTATTGATGTCTGACTCTGGTATTTTCACTTTATCGGATAACGTAATTTCAACTTTTATGTCGCGACAATACCCATCAATCGAATAATCAATTAAACGGCGATCCATTTACTTTACCTCCTTACAGATTCTTTTTCATATAAGCTACCCTAGTGCCAGTTGACACACCAGAGCTATAAACAATATCAAATACAACCATGTTTTGGGCGTTAACGATCTTTAAGAAGCCACCCATAGCTTTAGATAACTTAGATGCGTTTTCCATATAAACAGGGTCGTAAACGCCTGGCTCAAAGGTTTCTTCTTCACGGTAGGTAAGATTCTTTAAAGAATCATGAGAAATATACCTACCTTCTTTAAAATCATGTACAATAAAGCACTTACCAATCTTGCAGCAGGTATCAGTGATCTTAATGTTATCTGCACCCTTGATACGATTAAAAATATCAGCGTCTAAAGAAAATGGCTTATCACCAAGTTCTTCATAGTTGGCTTCGATAGTAACCAACTGGTATGAATCCGTAGCAACAAGAAAACCGCTGCCGTCATAGAAAACGGTACTTAGCTTGTCATCTGGGAAAGTATTCTTCTTAACAAAAGATTTGAGTGCTAAAAGAGTTTTGCCTGTAATTAACATAATGACCTCATAAAAGTTGATGAATCCAGTATAGCATATTTTCTTAATAATAGTTTCTTCCTAATCTTTGCCCCTTTCCTTTTCGGTAGTTACATTATACAC